TATAGTTAATACAATAAAAAATACCCCCAAGGACAAAATCCAAGGGGGTTATTTTTTGTATAAAACTATTTAGGAAACTTGTTCATCCACATTCTAGTTTTAGGTGTTATGCCTTTCCAAGAAGACCAATCTTCTCCACCCCTAGACATATAGTGTGCAATCTCAGCATTTTTTACTGGATTAAACAATTCAGCATTAGAGTCAAGATCAAACCTATCTCGTCTATCTGGACCCAAGTTGTCAATCATATTAATTTGAAACACCCCGTAGGATGAGTCCCCAGTCTTATGGTTTCCATTAAATGCTAAAGGACGACCATTAGATTCTTTCTTGGCAATAGCCCAAGCCACTACTAAATCATTACCTCTAAACCCCACAAGATAAAGAAGTTCTTTTAATTCAACATCTGTAAGATGTGTTTTGTTTTCATAACGTTCTAACATTTTTGCTTTAGAAACAACAAAAGCCACCTTGTGGGTGGCAGCAGGGTTTTCAGCCTGTTTAATTAGTAAGTTGTTTTCCGTATTTGATGCATTAGCGAAGTTGCTGAATGGTGCAACAACCCCTACCAATGCTAGGATTCCAATCCAAGCCTTTTTATCTCTTCTCATAATAAAAACCTCCTAGAGACTAAAAATGCTACTTGTTAGTAGCATGTATTAATTATAACATCAATTTGCCTTCAAAGTCAAACTTTTGGTAACATTTTGATAACTTTTTAATTTTTATGCGGGTAAGTGGTATAATAATAAGTACTATGGCTACTGGTTCAACTACTAATTATGATCTTCCTTATCCCGTTTTAAGCGACCCTGTTAATGTTCATGAAGATATTCAATCACTTGCAGAACGACTAGAAGATATTTTATCTAATGTCGGTGTTCCGTTTATTTCTTTAGAAGTTAGAAATGCAACAGGATCAACAATTGCAAAGGGAACTCCAGTGTATATATCTGGATACTCAACAAAACCAACAATTGCAAAGTGTGACTCAGATGATTTAACAACATTCCCAGTTGTGGGAATAACTCAATCAGCAATATCAAATGCAGCAGACGGAGTTATTATTATTTCTGGAGTATTTGAAGGAATCAATACTTCTTCATATACCGCTGGAGATATCCTATATGTTGCAAATGGTGGAGGCCTTACAGATACAATTCCAACAGGTGGATCAGGTGCCGTTGCAGTAGTTGCTAAATCAAATGCATCAACTGGAATAATTATTGTTGGACAGCCTAAAGGAAATGGAACATGGGGGGCATTAAAAAATGGCCTCTCATAATGGTATAATTTAAAAATGGCTATATTAAGAAATCAAGCACAAGAAAACTATCTTGTTGGTTTGAAACCTCCTACGGTAACTTGGACGGTAGTTAGAGGCGATACAGCATCATTTAGAGTTTATGTAACAGATGACAACAAGGATCCACTCACAATTCTAGACTGGACAATTGCTATGGAAGTAAAGCGACCAAACACAACACCTGGAGATTTTACAGATAACGCAGAATTAGTTGTTGAACTAGAGCCAATCCCAACAGATGTAGATGGTCCAGGAGAATTTACTGTTTCCATTACAGCAGCAGAGTCAGTTCTTCTTGAGACTGGTGATATTTTTGATATTGAGTTAAGTGATGAATCAAGAGTTTGGACAGTTGCTCGTGGAACTGTTGTTGTTATTGAAGATGTTACAAATAGCGAAATAGTTTCATAACTATGGCATCTGCAGTAATCATTGATGATACCCTGCAAAAAGCAAGGGTAATTAAAGACATAAACCACCCAATAACAAATATAATCCCAGTAACTAGAGGTGTTCGTATTAATGAAGTTCTTCCATTTAGGGTTAGGTTTACAACTATAGGTCTTGCTGGAGCAAATGCTAATGTTCCAGGAATTGGTTTGCAAATCATTGGAATCAATAACTATATACTCTGAAATATATGATATAATTTGGCTATGGCCAGAATATCAATAGCAAGCGTAAAATCTTTCTTTCAGACAGGCGACAGACCAACTGAAGAACAGTATGTAGATTTGATTGATACCGCAACAGCACAAGCAACAGATTTGGGTTCTGCGGGTAACAATGAAACTACTATCAACGGTATTGAAAACACCACAATCTTTGATAACTTTGACGCAACTATTTGGAGATCAGTAAAATATACAATCTCTATGAAAAAAAGTTCTGGTAACAAGTACTATACAACAGAATTAACTATACTACCTGACGGTACAGATGTAAACGTTAGTGAGTATGGTTCAGTAGACAATGATGGGAATATTGGCACCATTAGCGTCTCTAGGGCTGGAAACACAGTTTCACTATCTGTAGTTCCAGTAGGTGGACAGACCCCGATTACCCTACGCTACATGCGTATGGGTTTGAAGGCTTAACCAAAGGAGATAAAAAATGGCAACAGTAACAAAAGATTTTAGAGTCAAGGCTGGGTTAGTAGTTGAGGGATCAACAGCAACCGTAAACGGTCATGACATATTGACAGAGGCATTAGTAGACTCAAAAGGTGATTTACTAGTAGCCTCTGCTGCAGATACCGTAACCCGCTTAGCAGCAGGAACAAACGGATACATCCTCACGGCAAATTCTGAAGCAACAAATGGAATTGAGTGGGCAGCAGCACCAGCAGTTGGAACATTTGAGTCAAGTATTACATTTGAAGGTACAACTGCAAATGATAATGAAACCACACTACAAGTAACAGATCCAACCGCAGACAGAACAATCACATTTCCAGATGCAACAGGAACTGTAGTTCTTAAAGACACAACTGATACACTTACAAACAAGTCAGTTTCACTAAGTACAAATACAATTACAGGAACTCTTGCAGAGTTTAATGCTGCTCTTTCAGATGCAGATTTTGCAACTATTGCGGGAGCAGAAACACTTACAAACAAGACACTAACAACACCAAAGATTAATGAAAACGTAGATCTTTTAGCAACATCTACAGAACTTAACATTCTTGATGGAGCAACACTATCTACTACAGAACTTAACTATGTTGATGGCGTAACTTCAGCAATCCAAACTCAATTAAATGACAAGGCTTCATCTGGAGATCTTACAACTCACACTGGTGCTTCAACTGGTGTACACGGTGTTACAGGTTCAGTGGTTGGAACAACTGACACACAAACACTTTCAAGTAAGACTCTCACAAGCCCAGTAGTTTCAGGACTTGCACTTTCAGATTCAAGCATTGTCTTTGAAGGTTCATCAGCAGATGATAACGAAACAACTCTTACAGTAACAAACCCTACAGCAGATCGCACTATCACTTTGCCAGATGCTACAGGTACTGTTGCTCTTACAAATAACAAGTTGGATGTATTTGCAGCAACTACTTCAGCAGAACTTCGTACAGTAATCTCTGATGAGACTGGTACTGGCGGACTTGTTTTTGCTGATACCCCAACACTTGTAACACCAAACATTGGTGCTGCAACTGGTACATCTTTGGTTCTTTCAGGGGACCTAACAGTTAATGGTACAACAACTACAATTAACTCAACAGAAATTACAATTGATGACAAGAATCTTGTTCTTGGTTCAGTAGCAACTCCAACAGATGCAGGCGCAGACGGTGGTGGTCTTACTCTTAAGGGAGCAACAGACAAGACTTTTAACTGGGTAGATGCAACTGATTCATGGACATCTTCTGAGCACATGGATCTTGCTTCAGGCAAGGTATTAAAGATTAATGGAACTCAGGTTCTATCAGCAACAGAATATACAGGAAATGCTGCAACAGTAACAAATGGTGTTTATACAACAAGTAAGATTTCAGCACTTGCTGCAACATCATCTTCTGAACTAGCATCAGTTATCTCAGACGAGACAGGAACTGGTGCTCTAGTATTTGCTAATACACCAACTCTTACTACTCCAGTACTTGGTGCAGCAACTGCAACAAGCATTGCCTTTGCAGATGTTCTTGTTGGTTCTGCTCTAGCAACTGCAGCAGCAACAGCCACAACAATTGATACATGGTCAGCAACAACATACTCAAGCGCTAAGTACATTGTTCAGATGAAAAAGAATAACGACATTGAGGTTCTTGAAGTCCTAGTAACAGTTGATGGAAATAACAACGTTTATCTAACAGAGTACGCAGATGTAATCAGCAATGAAGTTCTTGGAACAACCAACGCTGTCTTTGACAATGGAAATGTTCTGCTTCAGGTTACTGGTGCAGCAGCAGATACCGCTGTTAAGGTAAGCAAGACATATATTGAAGCATAATTAGAGACGGGAGTCAACTGTGGCAACAACTAATAGAGACTTTAAGGTAAAGCATGGGCTATCAGTAGCCGAAGGCGGTACTTTTGGTCAGGCTGTCACAGTTGGCACTCCTACTGAAGCCTCTCACGCAGCAACAAAAACATATGTAGACAGCAAAGAAATTGTTGTTGCACAAGGTAGCACGGCACCCAGCACAGAAAATTCATCAAATGGTGAACTTTTTATTGATACTGCTGAAAATAGACTTTTGTTTTACTATAACGGTCAATGGAATACTCTTGCACTGCTAAATGACACAATTGAAATAGCACAACACATCCACGATACATCAATTGGTGGAACTGGTTTGATTGTTTCAACATTTAAAGATGCAGGATTCTATAACGAGGCTGGAGCAGTAGAAGATGCTGGTTTCTATAATACAAACAGTTGGTCTGTCACATACGATGGCGGAATTGCAACAGAAGTGTTTAATTAATAATCTGATATAATACTATCATATCACCCCATAAGGAGAATATATAAATGGCAACAAGAATGCAACAGCGTAGAGGAACCGCTTCACAGTGGATATCTTCTAACGATGGCGATGGTCCAATCCTAAATGCTGGTGAAATCGGCTGGGAGTCAGACACTAATAAGTTTAAAATCGGCGATGGAACCTCCTACTGGGCAGATCTAACATATTTCGTAGATGCTACAGATGTTATTGCATCATCCCTTGGAGCATATCTACAGGATTCAGACGTTGGAGCAGTTTCTGGAGTTGCAGGACTTAATGCAAACCAAAACCTGATTGTTCCTGGAGCATCGATTATTATTGAGGGCACAACAGATAACGAATTTGAAACAACATTAACTGTCACAGACCCAACTGCAGACAGAACTATCACATTCCCAGATGCTGGTGGTACAGTAGCACTTACTACAGACATTACGGTTAGCGCATCTTCAACAAACACATTTTCAAACAAGTCAATATCACTTGCTTCAAACACAGTAACTGGAACTACTGCAGAATTCAACACTGCGCTTTCAGATTCTAACTTTGTTACAACTGGAGATACTGGAACAGTTACAAGCACAATGATTTCTGACGGAACAATTGTAGATGGTGACATTAACGCTGCTGCTGCAATTGCACAGTCTAAGATAGCAAATCTAACCACAGATCTTGGTCTAAAGGCACCACTAGCAGATCCAACCTTTACAGGAACAATTTCTGCAGCCTCACTCACTCTTTCTGGAGACTTGACAGTAAATGGAACAACAACAAACCTTAACTCAACTAGCCTAGTTATAGAAGACAAGAACATTGTTCTTGGAGATACAACATCCCCAACAGATACAACTGCTGATGGTGGCGGTATTACATTAAAGGGTGCAACAGATAAAACATTTAACTGGGTAGACGCTACAGATGCTTGGACTTCATCAGAACACATTAATCTTGCTTCTGGAAAGTCACTTTATTTAAACGGTACATTGTTAAAAGATGTAACAGAAACACTAACAAATAAAACACTAACTAGCCCAACATTAACTACTCCAGATCTTGGAACACCAAGTGCATTAACACTTACAAATGCAACTGGCCTTCCAGTAGCAACTGGTATCTCAGGTCTTGGTTCTAACGTAGCGACATTCCTTGCTACGCCTTCATCTGCAAACTTTGCTTCAATGATTTCAGATGAAATCGGAACGGGTAACGTATTGCTTTCTGACCTTGCTACAAGTGCACAATCAGCATCTTACACACTTGTTCTTGCAGATAAGGCAAAGGTTGTTGAAATGAACAATGCTTCAGCAAATGATTTAACAGTTCCACTAAATGCATCTGTTGCTTTCCCAGTAGGAACACAGATTAACATTGTTCAAACTGGAGCAGGACAGACAACTGTAGTAGCAACTGGTGGAGTAACAATTAACTCTGCAACAACTCTAAAGTTGAGAGCACGTTGGTCTGCAGCAACGCTAATCAAGCGAGCAGAAAACACATGGGTTCTCTTAGGAGATCTTGCAACATCATAACAGAACTTTATAAATAATAAAGTACTCAACCTAAACTTAAGGTTGATAAGTTAAAAACTCCGCATAAAACGGAGTTTTTTTCTTTGTAAATTTATGATATACTTAACACTACTTTGGAAAACTCAAAGTACTCATATAAATTTGCTAAGAAAGGTAAATAAATGTCAGAAGTTTTTTCGTTTCGTCTATCAGAAGATTTTGTAAATAAATATAATAATGTTCCAGCACCATTTGGTTTCTCAGATGCTGGGTCAAACTCTTTAGGAGAGGTTACATTTATTCGCACATATTCTCGTGTTAAAGAGGACGGTACAAAAGAACGTTGGCATGAAGTTTGTCGTCGTGTAATTGAGGGTATGTATTCAGTTCAAAAGAACCATGCTAAAGATAATCGCCTACCATGGAATGACAATAAAGCACAGAAGTCTGCACAAGAAGCCTTTCAAAGAATGTTTGAATTAAAGTGGACACCACCAGGTCGTGGTCTCTGGGCATTTGGCACACCCATGACAATGGAAAAGCGTAACTCTGCTTCCCTTCAAAACTGTGCAATGGTTTCTACAAGAGACATTGATAGAAATGATCCAGGCGCATTATTTGCCTGGGTAATGGATGCATTAATGTTGGGTATTGGAGTAGGGTTTGATACCCTTGGGCAAGACAAGCAGATGTCTATTTATGCACCTACAGAACCTGCATATGTTTATGAAATTCCTGATACTCGTGAGGGGTGGGTAGAGTCAGTTCGTCTTTTGATTAATTCATTCCTTCGTCAAAATCAACCAATTCAAGAATTTAACTATGACCTTATCCGTCCACTAGGAGCACCCATTAAGGGCTTTGGAGGGGTAGCAAGCGGTCCAGCACCACTAATTGATCTACATACACGTATTCGTAATGTTGTTGGCTCTAGAGCAGGAGAAGCCCTTGATAGCCGTGCCATTGTTGATATTGTAAACCTTATTGGAACTTGTGTTGTTTCTGGCAATGTTCGTCGTTCTGCAACACTTGCTCTTGGAACTCCAGAAGATGATGGATTTATTAATCTTAAGAATCCAGAAGTATTTCCAGAGCGTAACTCTTATGATCCAGAAAAACCAGGTTGGGCATGGATGTCTAACAATTCTATTTCAGCAACAGTTGGAACAAAATATGAAGACTATGTAGATTTAATTGCAGACAATGGAGAGCCAGGTTTTATTTGGCTAGACGTTGCTCGTAATTATGGCCGTCTTGCAGATGCTCCTGATTATAAGGACACTCGCATTATGGGCTTCAATCCTTGTGCGGAGCAGCCATTGGAATCATACGAATTATGTACACTTGTAGAAGTGCACTTGAATCGTCATGAATCTAAGGAGGACTTCCTCAAGACATTGAAGTTTGCATATCTTTATGGAAAAACCGTAACTCTTATGCCAACACATTGGCAGCAGACAAACGGAATCATGCAACGAAATCGTCGTATTGGAACATCTCTAACTGGTATTGCTGCTTTTGCTGATGAGCATGGGCTTCCAACAACTCGTGAATGGATGGACGAAGGCTATACAAAGATTCGTCATTATGACCATAAGTATTCAGAATGGTTATGTGTTCGTGAATCAGTTCGTGTAACAACGGTTAAGCCATCAGGATCTGTTTCACTACTTTCTGGTGCTACCCCTGGAGTTCACTGGGGTCCTGGAGGAGAGTTTTATCTTCGTGCTATTCGTTTTGGAAATACAGATCCAATGCTTTATCTTTTTAAAGCAGCGGGGTATAAAATTGAAGATGACTTAGTTTCAGCAAATACTTCAGTAGTATACTTTCCAGTTGCATCAGGACATAAGCGTTCTGAAAAGCAGGTAAGTTTATTTGAAAAGATTGGTTTGGCAGCAACTGCCCAGAAGTACTGGTCAGATAATGGAGTTTCTGTAACCTTGTCATTTGATAAGGAAGAGGAAAAGAAGTTTGTGGCTCCAGCACTAAATATGTATGAAGGACAGTTAAAGGCAGTATCATTCCTTCCAATGGGAAATAAAACATATCCTCAGCAGCCATATACAGAGATTACAAGAGAGCAATATAACTCTTATGTTGGCACAATTGGAAAGATTGATTGGTCTGCAATTTATGACGGCAAAGATAATTTAGACGCTGAGTCTGAAAAATATTGCTCAACCGATGCATGTGAGATTAAGTTATATTAAGCCTCATCCTGCTATAATAAGGGTATAGGAGAACAATGTCTAACCCATCAAATTTATATGCAGAAAAGATATTTAGTGAACACCCATTGGCTCTTTGGGCACTAGACGATAAACTGGACTATGTAAGTTTAATATCTGAGGCTCAAAGAAATATTTTAGGTTCTTGGGAAGAAACTGGATGTACCCTTTCTTCAGGTTCTGGATTTATAGGCGAACCATTTCCAGATAGTTATAACACAAAGGTCAGTTGTGATATACCTGTTGGATCAACCAATGAGGCTATATTAAAAAGCCCAGAACTTATAAATTTTGACAATCTAAATCAGACATTAGAAACATTTTCTATAGGAACATATTTTTACTCTAACAGTACATACCTTGAGTCCATTAGTATTGGCTATGAGTACACAGATACAACATCATCAAATGTAATTCAAAAATTAAAAAAGTTTGACACATCTTTGTTTCAACAATGGGGGTTTATATCAGAAACCTTTGCAATACCCAATGAAAGCACAAATATAAGGCTTGTTGTTAAAATTGTCACAACTTCTGGTGGAGACAATATTGATGATTATGAGTTTTATTTAAATGGAATATCTTTTGGTCAGTGGTCAGAAGAGTTTAATGTCGTTTCTCTTGGAGTAACACCAGAGGTTTTTCCAGAAGACATTGAGTTAACAACTACAAGTGAGGTAATTCAAGCACCTGCTTACGGAATATCTTCAGACATAGGCTATTATTTAGTAAACAGCAACTCTTTAGTTGCAAAAAATACTGGAGTTCCATTAGTTTTTGGAGCATCTAATGTTACAAAACTTTTACCAAATAATGGAGATCCCTCTTTTATATTTCCTGGTAAAGGAATGTTGCATGAAAAGGGCAGACACAATGACTACACGGTTGAGTTTTGGACTAGAATTGATTCTAATACCTATACGCCAAAAAAAATTTTTGGACCCATATCAAGCCAAGACGGACTGTATGTAGAAGGTGCATTTTTAACATTGTTGATCAATGGCAAATTTAGTTCTCACTTTGTTGGTGAATGGTTTAGACCAATGCTAATTCACTTAAGAATAATTAACGACAATGCTACTGTTTTAATAAACGGAGAAGAAGTAATTTCGTTAGACTTTTTAACAAACTCTATAGTTTTGCCAAACTTAGATGGAGAGGACTGGCTTGGTTTTTATGCATACGCAGACGTTCCTACAGTTGAAATTGATTGTGTAGCCATCTACTCTTATCAAGTTCCTAATATTGTTGCTAAACGTAGATACGTTTACGGACAGGGAGTGGGGTCTTTAGAAAATATAGATTCTGCGTATAGTGGAACTACAGCAGTTATTGACTACTCATTTGCAGACTATACAGCAAACTATAATTATCCAGATTTTGCTCAATGGCAACAAGGATCTTTTGATAATTTAAGAACAACTGGCACTTCACTGACCACACCACAATATTCTTTGCCAACAATTTTTACGGGGACAAAAACAATTCAAGATCTGTATGATGATTCAAAAGACCTATACGATAATCTAGCAAGTGGATATCTTGGAACAGATAGTTATTTTATATCGCTAAATCCAGATAATACCTGGGATAACGAAGGGTCTTATATTAACTTTCCAAACTTTAATATGTTAAGTGATCAGGTTACAGGGTTTTATGGAGTTTTTCAAGTAAATCAACAGGGCAGTGGATCAGAAGAAGATGAGCAGATTTTGTTTAAAGTATATAGTCCAGGAACTGAAAACTATTTCTTAGTTTCAGTAGATGGATTAGAGATTGTATATTCACTATATTATGGCAATTCATTGCAAGAAATTTATCGTACAGAATCTTTTGCAGTTGAAGAACTTTTTGCTGCAGGATTGGATATTAAAAAATTTATAAACACATTTGGTGGCAACGTTGCAACATTTTTTGGTAATCAAAATAGTTTAAGTCTTTATGTTGGTGGAGATAACAATGGGGATAAAACATTTAAGGGATATATTTTTTCAATTGGATTTTCAACTTCTCTTAATTTAAATAAAATATCACAGTACTTTAATAACTCTGGTGTTGCAATTATTGACGAATATGTTGGCAGTGGAGTTGAGTCATCAGAAAATGCTTTAGCACTTTTATCACATACAGCAAGTTATACTCTTTTGCCAACCTATGCGTATGAAAGTTTGTTCTTTGATATAGGAGTTTCTGGATATTGGGAAGATTATATGCCATTGTCATATTTTGCACAATATGTACAAAATGATGTTGGAAACTCTTTTTATGATTTAGATTTTTTACAGTTTAACCTTGGATACCCCTCTCCATCAAGTCTTTTAGAGTCAGAAACAACTGGATCTTGGACTTATGAAGATTTACTAGCAGAGTATTCTCTTCCAGCACAAAGAACATATGGTCAATTAGATAACTCTTTGTTAACTGGCTGGAATAATTATCAAGACCTTAAAGAGCGCTCACTTAAATTCTATGAATATAATACGCAAAATGCAGCAATAAGAAGTTATGTAACTTTCCAATATATAGAAGAAGGTGCAAATAAGCCACAAGAAACATTTGTTACGACTATATCAGCAAAAGAAAATGCCGTTGTAGATGTTTCTGAGTACTCTTCATGGGCAACAACAAAATTTGAGGTTGTAGATAATACAATAATTTATCCAAGAAAAGACATTGATTTTAATAGTATTGCTATTGTTTATCACCTTGACTTTAATGTAAGGGGCATACTAACAAAGCCAATACTTTTAAGAAAACTAGAGGTTGCTTCTCAGGCTTTAAATGATAACTCCTTTAACCCAATTGGAACAAGATTTGGAACAGAACTATTTCCATATAAAAGATCTGGAATTTATTTTGATTATAAATCAAAGAATCCTTTTAGCATTTACAAAGGTAGCACACCATATTTATATATGAATAGAACATCAGGAATTCAAGTACGTGGAGATTTTGACTCAAACTTTGATCGTGGAATTTCTATGCCAATTAACCAGTCACTTTCAAGCAACTATAGAGTTAGCGCTCTTCAGTCATGGATTAGGTATGACCAAGAGTCTTTTCCTGGCACACCAATAAGTTTGTTTGAGGTTAGGTATAAAGCAGACACAATAATTTTTTATGCCGTTGCAAACGACGACTCTGGTAAAAGAGCAAGAATCTATGCTAAAAATAAATCAAACAATCTAGAGTTTGAGGGATTGTCATACTACATAAATGGAACTCTTGTTAGAGAGCCAGTCTTAACAATAAAAGAGTGGGCAATTTTAGGAATTAACTTTGGAGAGGCTCTAAGTTTTGACTTATTTAGAGGGTCAATTAACTTAAATAGCCCAGCACTATTTAATAACATTTCTTATTATCAAGCAAATAACTTGCAGCAAGTTCAGTCTATAATCTCTAGACCTTGGTTTAAAGTAGAGCAAGATGGGGCAAGTGTCCGTCAGTGGTCTTTTTGGAAAAATAACTTTACTTGGGAGGGAGTCCTTGTCATTTCAGCCTCCGCCCTGTATGGTGTAAACGCTCAAGATGTATATAAAAACTATTTAGGAATTAATAAGATTATTGTTGATGATCAAGAGGGAATGATATTTGATGCCGACAGGCTTAAAGTCTATAAAGACATGTCTTGGTCTATATCTGTAGGCACACCAGTCTAATCTGGTATACTTATGGCTATGGATTCTTTAATTAACCCAAAAACTGGTAAACCAATTGTAAATAATGTACGTCGTAAGGTCATTGATAAGCATTATGACTGGGGTCTATACGTTTACAAGAAGTCAAACGGAAAGTGGTTTAC